TCATAGGAACTCCTGCCGAACCTCCACGCCCACGGTTTCCCACGACTGCTGGACGATGTCAGCAACAGTGTGGTTAAAACGCTTAGCGGCATGTTGAATGGTATGGCGCGCGAAAATTTCGAAATCCGCATTTTGCGGCAGCGTTTTATCACACAGCGTGTCGTACCAGATGCGACCCGCTTTTTCCCATGAATGGCCGCCTAGCGCGATGGCTGCCAGATAGAATGCCCGGTTGGGGATGCCTGAATTCAAGTGTACGCCACCGTTGTCTTCACGGGTATTCACATACTCGTTCATGTGAGAGGGCTGGGGGTCAATACCAAGGAGCTCATCATCATACGCTGTGCCCGGATGAGACATCGACCGCAGCCCCATGCCGTGAATACCATCAGCCAGAAGCTCGGCACCGATAAGCCAATCGGCCTGCTCAGCGGTTTGCCCCAAATGATACTGTTTGACCATGGAGCCAAAGACATCGGACAGCGATTCATTTAGCGCACCGGACTGGCGGAAATAGATCAGACCCGCTTCGTTTTCGGTTATGCCGTGAGTGAGTTCATGTGCGACCACATCAAGCGCAATCGTGAAGCGATTAAAGATTTTGCCGTCGCCATCTCCAAACACCATCTGCTGCCCGTTCCAGAAGGCATTCTGATAATCCTGACCGTAATGCACCGTGCCGGTTAGCGACAGCCCCTCGGCGTCCAGCGAGTTGCGTTGAAAAATCTTCCAGAAGAAGTCGTAAGTGACGCCCAGATAGCTGTAGGCCTCATCTACGGCGATATCGCCTTTGCTGGGTTGACCTTCTGCGCGCACCAGCTTGCCGGGCAGTTGTTGTTGCTGTGCGGCATCGTGAATGCTGCGATTTGCCTGTCCGGCGGGTAATTTCTCATGGGGTTCTGGGCGCGGATTGTGGCTGACCATTAATGACTGAACGTGCATCAGCGTCTGTTGCGCGCAGTGGCGCTGCTCGTCTGTGCCGTTTGCGATAATACGATGCAAAATGTAAGGGGGGATCACGCTACAAATTGTACCGCGCCGATTTTTTTTGCACAGAATAACAAATGATTTTGCATAGACATGCGGCGAAAGAAAGTAGCGATTTGACATTGTGCAAAATGAGTCGAATTCTTGGCTTTGTGAAATAAAAAACCCACCAGTTTGTGGCTGGTGGGTTTTGCTTTCCCTGACATATCATTATATTTTTAAAACCAACAGCATAATGACATCTGAGCCGGCTATTTTATAAACGTTTATACAGATCGATTTTGCGCTATTGATCGGCGTTAGCGATCAATTCACTATCCGGCACAGTTGGCCACCTGATATCAGCAGCGTTAACATCAACGCGACTCAGCAGTACCGCGTATTTTTGCCATTCTGTCAGCGAGGCTTTCTCTGCGTCTGTCGCAATATCAAGGTTAACTGCATACGTCAGTTCGTTGATGCGCGACGTTGCCGCCGTTTTGCGTGATGCTAACTCGCTCTGCGCTGCTTTTACTGCTGCTGCTGCTTGCGCTTCTTTGTCGAGCACCCATTTTTCCCCGCTCCAAACATCAAACTCTGACGCGGGTTTCAGCAGCGTAACACCTTCAGGTAAGCCGCCGAACTGCGTAACCGTCTGCGCCTGTCGTGTTTCCGTACTGTAAACCGTCTGGCCGCGATAGTCTGGCACCGGTTCCCATGCCTTACCGTCTGCACTACGGCGCAAGGCTTGGCCGACAGGCGGCAATTGCGGTTCGTCTGCGTAGCTGTCGGCGGGCAGGCCAACACCTTGCATAACATACTCATAGCTCGCTGACAGGTATTCCCGCGTAGCCGGATTAACGTGATAAACCGTAATCCATCCTGCGTTGATTGCCAGCCCACTTTCGTTCAGTTCTGCGTTAGTGATTTGTGTTGAATAGTTGCTCATTATGCTGCTCTCACGATGTAGTTAAATGCGATATTGCGGGGACGGTTTTCGTTAGCTGTCGGGACGACTTTTGACGCGTCAAATGTAATGAGCGCAGAGTCACCTGCTGCGCCACCATTTGATGCCTGCCCCCACGGGCCAGCGGTGAACAATTCACTATCAGCACTGACTCCGTTCCCCCCCGGATTAAACCGCCCCGTTATGTTCCTGATTGCGTCGCTCTGTGCTGACAGCAGCGCACGACCCGTATCGACCCCGCGCCCGTCATCCCAACCGCGCACGAATTCGCCGCGCAAATCGGGCAATACGCCGGATGGGTATCGGGACGCTAAAACCGGATACAGAGTTTTATTAAATGTCTGACCGTTGCATTTGAGCCAGCCCGTAGGGGCGACGGCGGCAGGGAATGGCAGGGGGATGCCTGCTAGGTCGTTAATAGATACTGAACCAGCGCTGCCAGGCACAATCCATGAGCCGTTAGTGTCTGCAACTGCGTTGCCATTTGAGACCAAAATATTCCCTGATGTTGCAGGCAATGCTAAAGACGCAGTTCTCTGACCCGTTGTATTAGATCCGTTACGCGCAATAAATACGGCAGAGAGGCCATCTGACGACGTTTCAATTTTAAAAATCCGACCCACAGTATTTGCAGCTATGCTAGTTGATTCTAACGCGATGCCTGAAAATCCTGGGTTTACATTTTTAAGCAACCCGCGCGTCTCAACTGCCTCAGAACTGGTAGGGGTTATATTTATTCCGCCTGCCGGAAGCAGCTGAACGCTGGCGCCTGTGACATCATTATTTAATTGAATAGTGTCGTTTGATGAGCCTCGACCAACCCATCCTTTTCTTGTTGTACCATCTGCGTCGTAGAATGGGATGAACAGTGGGTCTCCTGTATTTTGAGCTAAAAGCCGCAGCGGCTGCTGTCCAGATTTAAAAAGTTTAGTACTAGCCACTGTTTGATTAGTGTCTAACGTCATCGGGTTGGGTAAATTTTTATTAGTCCATAGATCGTATTCGCCAGACGTTGAATTACTACCTGTGAGTACTTTAACCCCAGACGTGTTTGCGGATCCCGAGCTGGCCACGTGACCGGCGCGAATATACATAAACGTATCGCCAGTTCGCGTTAGCAGACCTGGCCACCACGCTTGTTCTGATAATTTGTTCCGGTATACGCCAGGAGGGGAATTTCTTAGCAACTGAACAAGGTCGGATGTAGTAGCGGCGTTAAATGCTGCTGTATCGGGAGCTGGAGCGCCCCAGCCCCATGCCCCGTTAATCATTACAACGCCCGATGTAGCGTCTGTTGATGACGTCTGTTTCACCAACCCAACATTTTCCCGAAATTTAGATTTATCAGGAATATCTGCGCCGTTCTGGTCTTTTGCTAATGCGCCAACATCACCCGCCGTGAGCGTGATGTCAGTAGACAACGCCTTGCCGTTGACCTTGCGCGTAACAGGTACGCGACCGTTAACATTTGTGTTTGTTGCAAACGTCGCTTTTAAGGCCGTTAACAGCTGATCAGTTTTATTCGGATCAACAGCAATACCAGCATCGGTTAATACAGAAATAACCTCAGCCTGGACATTTCTGATCGCCGATTGCACATTATTCATAAATAACGCAGTGACAATCGTTCCTAGTTCGCCCGTCAACGGATTGCCATCATGGAATGCTTTGTCGGGCGTATCGACCGGAGGCATTGGGTTTTGCATAATTAACTCTCTTTATACGAGAAATAACAAAATGTGTGGGCTGGTTTCAGGTCATTGAATACCGACTCAATAACCGTGTCGCCAAAGGACAGCAGCCGCTCACCGACTGCCGATAACCCTGCCCTGAAGTGGTACTTTTTGACCTGCGAACCAGTGACATTAACGCGCCACGCCCAGAGAACGTCGTGATGCATGATTTGCTCACCGCAGCGGCTTACACCAGTACGGAACGGCCGCAGCTCATCAATCGTTATCGTGTAGCCGAGTCGTGAAGCCAGGCGCATAAAGTACGGAATACTCAGCCCACCGGTTTCAGCTAGCTTTATCAGCACATTACCAAGCCGCTGCTGGTAGCTACTCTCAGCCAGCGGTGTGATAGCCAGGACACGCTCCCAGTCGGCAAGTAGGCTTTGTGCGGCGACAGGCGTGATGCCGCCGAGGACGCGATTAGCCAGCAGCTTGGCGGCATCCAGGGCATTCCCTTCGGCCTCCAACTCTGCCGCAATAACAGGCTGTGTCGCATCATATGAGACGGGCGGTAATAACAGACCGAGTAATGTTTTTGACTCACTCATAGCAGCGACACCGTAATATTGGCAATTCGCAGCCACTCGACTTTATTTTCATCTGCCGCCGGGTAAATATTTGCCGCAGGGGAAATAATATTGCGGTCAGTCACGCCGGATAATTGCGAAATAATCATTTCGGCCTGGCTACGAATAAATGGCTCGCCGGGTGCCAGCGTATTGATATAGTCCGTCAGCGCGTTATTAATCGCTGTCGTTGCCTCAATCAGTGACACGCCAGACAGCGAGACTTTCACGTCAATGTCGAAAGTCCTGATTGTCGGGCCGATTACCATCGTGTTTTTTGCCGTGACTGGGCGCACATCATCAATGTACGTTTGCACAGCGCTAATGATTTCGTCGCTCGGCAGGCCGTTTGCCGACGTGATAACTACGTCAACCGTTCCTAGGCCACGGCGCAACGGATAGACATACGCAGACGTCACGCCGGTGATGCTCAGCGCCCAGCGCTTGTAATCGTACTTATTCCCGCCTGCCGGGGGGCGACGGATCAACTCAAGCAGACGCGCCAGCATTTCAGCGTCAGTCTCGTTGTCCGTTCCGCCGCCCATCAGACCTATGCTCACCGTGCTGTCATAACCAACTGGCGCACTTGAGAACGTCCCGGATGCAATCGCTGTAGTGTTACCCGCCGCGCCGGATGCGGATGAAATAACAGGAATGATCGCCTTACTGTCGGCTCCCACCGTGCCAGCCGCAGTCGTTGTGAATGACAAGCTACCGCGATTGATTATCTGCCCAGCCGGACAGACCGCGCCGACTTCACCTGTAGCCGTAATTTCCCCCGTGGCCGTAGTCGCTGCTTTACGTGAAATATCACGTAACCGACAGTGCATTTCGAGAAACTCAGTGTCGGCCGTGTCGGGGAAAATCTGGCGAACAATCCAGCCTTGATGCTGATAAATACCTGTGACGGCACTTGCCACGGACGATGCACGGACATAAAAATCACTGTCGGCGGTAATATCGGCATCCGGGCGCAGGTTTTGCAGGTCACGCAATAAACGACTACGGGTTTCATCGAATGATGGTGTGATATGCGGCATCAGCTTACCCTGACCGGATGTCTAAACGTTTGTGTTTGCTGCGCGGCCGTTGTGACCTCGATTTGCAACACGACCCAACCCGGATTGCCTGCCGATGCAGAAACCGAAACAGCCGATGCACGGCCATCGTCAACAATCGGCTGCAATGCTTCGGCGGCGTACTGCTGCGCCAGCTTATGCACTCGCGCAACGTCTTTTTCACGCGCCAATAGATGCAGCGTTGAACCTAACAGCGGGTCGGCCCAGTACGCGCCCAGCGGCGTCATCAGGCGCAGATAAACGGCATTGGCTAATGTCGTTGTCGTCGTGCCGGTGTAATCGCCGGTTGTTGGGTTCAGTAAATTATCCATGCCGCCAGAATGGCAGCATGGAAGGCAATCAATAAGAGGAAGGGGTTCAGTGGGTATTACGGTTTTGCAGGGCCAGTCTGTCCGCCGGGATAATCATGATGATGGCCTTTCAATGTAGTGCCGCCCGCATTGATATCGCCATCAGTAGAATAATTACCGCCGATTTGCGTGACGTTACCTTCAAACGATGCGCCAGCGCCACCTTTGATCGCCATGCCACCATTACCGGTGATTTGGCTTTGCGCCGTTACCTGCTCGCTAGCTGTGACCATCGGGGTATTAAAATCCGCTTTTTCTTCCGCATTGACAACAAATTGTTTGCAGTTGACGCGGAACTCGTCGCAGTCCGTTTCTATTAAACGCCCACGCTTGAGCACGATTTTTGCGCCTTCATCGGTATAGAGCGCAACTTCGCCAGGCTTCAGCGACTGGAGGCGATAGGTTGCGTGCTCGGTGGCTATCACAATACTGTGTGACGTTCGCCCACCGAGCGGCAGCACGATAGCTGCCGCACCAGGCAACGGGTTTGACGTAAACCCGTAGTGCTGGAACAGCTCGCAGTCCTGCAATGATTCCCCGGCCAATCCTTTAGCCTGGAACGTTTGCAACGGGCCAGCGCTATTCACCCGCGTTAAACGGGTTCTGAACGCCAGACGAATGCGATTTAACGCACTGTTAATACGTCTTTCAATATCACCCCACATCAACAATTTGCAGATCCTTTTTACCCTTACGTTTACGCTGTTTTTTCTTCTTCGGATAGGCATCGGGTATCCATACGCCATCCTCTTTCAGTCTGAGCATTGTGGTTGTGCCGCCCGGACGTCCACCGCTGAACTCACGCCCCATAAGAAAGAAAACGGCATCGATACCGTGGTACTCGCTGATTACGTGAATACGTTGTCCCGGCCCCCATAACACACCGTCCGATGTTCTGTGGCCGTGAACAACGGCAGTAAGGCTGTAGCCGGACAGACGGGCATCAGACAGCGCTTTACGGGCGCGATAGTTGATTTGCTCTTGATTGTCTGCATCACCAACGACCAGCACCTGCGGCCTGTAGTAGTTAACAGTAGGGTCTTTAACTACCGTTTTCATGCCGTGCTGGCCCGTTTCTGCGGTTCCTGTACTCAGCTCAATATCGCTGTCGCTGCTACTGTCATCATCGACGTCGATAATCGCCAAATCCTTTTTACTTGATGAGTGCGCATGACTTTGCGCTAGTACCGTCAGCTCGGAAAACGATTTATCTATTGAACTGGCATCAGACAGCGACAGCACGTTATTGCCTTTGCCGTCCATGCGCATAATGAGTGACGCTACGGGCTGTTTCGTGTAATCCGGGCCGCCGATAACTAACGTCCCGTCCGGCGCGAACCACGGCCACAAGCCGCGACCAGCACACGCACGTAGTAGCATGTCCCAGGCTCGCTCACCTGGTTCTGCACTAATTTTGTCGCTGCGTATGGCGCTCTCGGCCTCAATACGGATTTTTGTAATGCCGAGCGGTCGCACGATCTGCGCGACAACGTCCTCCAGTCCGACCTGCCGAGCAGTCAGTATTGGCGCAGCACAGTCAACCAAGATAGCGGCACTGTCCCGGCCAGACAGCGCCAAAGTCACACCGCTGCGAGCCACCGAGCGCTGCATGCTATCAATGCGTCCCGTCATTACTGTGTCAGCACCGACTTTTACCGTCACCGGCGCACCACGCACCACGTCATTTGGAAACTTACCATCTGGCAGGCCGAGGCTGACACTCCACGCATCAGCCGGTATCAGAAAATCACTATCAATCTGATAGCGTGACCAGTCCGTGTGCGCCTTGCCGTTGATAATGACGGACACGGCTGCATTATCAGTCGCAGGGTTATTCTGCGTAGGCATTCAGCACATCCCCCACATTAATGTTGTTCGCGTCGCGCAGCTGCGGATTCAATCGTTGCAGTTCTGACGCACGGGAATAGTCGCTGTACCAGCGATGCGCAACCAGATGCAGGTTACCTGGTGCCGTGACAGTGCGCGTCATCAGTTGCGGTTTCTCATTAATGACAGCCTCGGCCAGAGCCTGAACGGTCAGCGCGATTGTCGCTAATTGGTCGATGACTGGCTGATAAGACAAGCCTGTCGGCTGTGCGCTGCTGCTGATTTCATTCATCGCCGGTGCATACGCATCGCGATTGATATCAATCGCGTCCTGTATCATCGTCCGGGTTTCATTCGTGATTTTCTCAATGTCGAGCGGGGTTAACACGGCCGTTAATGCCGGGTCACTGAGCACCGCGCCAGCTTCTTCTGCGGCCTCAATCGCGACGGCCACCGCGACAATCGCGATTAACTCGACAATATCGCTATCGACTAACTGCGCTGGCATATCAACCGGCGCATCGATACTGCCTGAGACTAATCCTGCCGGCATTGACTGAACAGACAGCAGAGCGGCCTGCGTGCTCGTCCAGTCAGCCATAATGACTGTGGGTGATGCGGCATAGTTCGAGGTGGCGATAGCCTGTTGCTCTGTGCCTGATACCGATGCAACAGCGGTAGACGTCCCGCCGCCCACGTAAGCAGAATGCAATGAACTCTTTGACGCGCCCGTCTTGAGTGACAGCGCAGAACGCAGATCGCCGAAAAACGCGCCAGGGAAATTAATGAAGTCCGTTGTGCTGCTGATAAATCCGCTGATATCGCTGCGGAATATAGTCACCATGTTTAATGCGCCGGTCGCCAGACCACGCACCTTATTCATCATCGTTTTAGCCGTGCGGAGCGGCTGAGTGACATCGTCCAGCAGCGTACCAGCACTGTCGATCAGCGACTGCGTCTGATTAAAAATCTCATCGGCTTTTGAGAGCGGATAGTCTTTAACAAAGAACGGATTGCCCGTTTTTGACTGCACAAACTGAATATCGATAGTGCAGTAATTGACATTATCCGCATCGTGATTGACCTGAAACACTGCCGCCAGCATGTTCGGCATCGCACCAAAAACAGGGTGTATCAGTTCCGCTGCACCTGGCTTGCGCAGTGCCTCAAGCAACGACTGGAGGCGGGTTTCGTAATCGTCACCCCACACAACAGCCTGGATCTGCGAGTTATGCGGCTTTAGCCCCAAATCCTGAATATCTGCGCCATCGAGGTTCGGGTATTCATGCTGTGCCATGTCACGCTGCGCACTGTCCCGTGCGTTGATCACATCGAATTTCACACCACGAAAAGAGGCGTCTTGCAATGAGTCTGCCCAGGCCATTATTGATATGCTCCGTTCGAGCCACGCGTGGCTTGCTGGCTATTGACTTCGTTAACGGCCTCGGCAATGACACGACTATCTAACTCGACCTTTGTATTTATCTGAATCGGCTGGTTGTTTTGCGGCTGCTGCGGCAGCAGATAAGACGGCACGCCCATCGTTGCTGGATTCACGTCTGCGCCAATGGTTGTCGGTCTTGCCCACCAGGTTTTAACCTCATCGACAACATCAAGAAAGCCAGGAACAGCGCGGCGACTATCCTGAATGCGTTCAAGATCTGACGCGTATTCGTTCGCCTTGAGGCGGGTGCGTGCTGCGGCATCACCGCGCTCGACTTGCACAAGCGGGGCATCTTCGGCAGCTTGGTAGAGTGCTAATGGTGCAGCGACGCGCCCTGCGACACGTGCCCCCCCCCCTAGACGGCTTAACCATGATGGTAGTCGCGTTCCTGGCACATTCGGCGTGGTTGTTGGGCCTCCGGGAACAGGAGCAACGCCACCATTGCCCGATATGAGTTTCCACGCTGCAAGAACGCCACCAGCGGTAACTGCTCCCGCACCCAGCGCTTTAATGCCTGTCGTTGCGCCAGAGAGCGCAACAGTCAACCCAGGGTATTCATTTGAGTATTTGACCAGTTTCTCGGATACATCACCGAGCACTTTAGATAACCCATCTGTGCTGTCAATTTCTGCAAAATCAGCAGTATTTTTTAACTGCTGTATTTTGAAACCTTCAGTATCTGACATTAGCGAAAAATTCAAATCGCCCGCTGTCTCTCCAGACGGGAGACTACGTTGCTCGTTAACCTCAGTGATAACGTTCTTTGCATACTCACGGTTACTGCGATACCCGATCAGCGCCATTAGAGCCTGCCGGTCAGCGATGATCTGCCCAACAGCTGATCCCTCCAATATTTTTGCCTGTGATTCCATTATTTGGCGGCGGTCACTACCGGATGAAGACGCCAGTTGCGCATCCAGCTTCTTGTATGCTGGGTTACTTGCAACGACTTTATCAATGATGGCAACAAACGCATCCAGCGAATTCAATCCTTTGCCCTGCGCCGCAGAGAGACTGCCAGGTAAATCTATTCCCTTGCCTTTAATTTTGACATTGCTTGCAGCGTTCGCCGCATCCTGACTTGTAATTTTCCCCAGCAGGTTTACCACATTGTTCCCAGCTTCATCACTTGTGCCTGCTGTAATCTTTGCAGCCTGATTGACGCCGAGTAAAACAGCAAAGTCATCCAATCCTTTCATGCCGTTATTACTTGCAGCCGCTAACTGTTGCGGTAACCATTTAGCCATATCTGACAACTCAAAACCGCCAGCTTGCCCGGCAGCGATCGCCATGTTCAGCGCTTTTTCCATGTCTTTATCTTCTACGCCAAACGTTTGTTTCAGTCGGATTGCTATCTGAGACAAATCCCTGGAGCTGGCTCCGCTTGCCGTCGAATATTTTTGCAGCATTGGTAATAACGTTTTAGCTGACGTCATATCAACTTCACCAGACGCCAACATTTCATTTAACGTATCTGCCGCACCTTCTTTTGTTCCACCTCCGACCTTGACGGAGTCACGGATCAGCGAGTCGATTTCTTGCATACCCGCTCGACGAGCATCAACAGTCTTCCTGTCTGAAAATGCTGTATTTGTCATGTTTGCCAGCGTCTGCTCGTATGTCATCGCATTGCTAACTGGTCGCGTTAACATAGCAGCCCCCGCAGCAACGCCTCCTGCAATAGCCATAGCCCCGGAACCCACCGCGCCCAGCTTATCCATGCGGCTCATAGCCTGCGCGGTTCCGCTCAGTTCGCCACGTAATTTACTGACCCTGTCAGTCATTGCACTGAATGCGCGTGACTGCTCACTCGCTGACATCACGCCCATCCGGGTTAAACGGCTGTAGGCTGCTATCGTCTGCTGGATTTCGCGCTGTATCTCACGCTCTGAGCGAATGCCGAGCGTAGAGCGGGCGCTATTAGCCCGTTTGAATTCCTCGCTCAATGCACGCGACGCCCGGATGCCTTGCGAGCTGTTCTGCTGCTGTGATTTAGCCAGGTCGTCACCGGCTTTTTCTGCGGCTTTCGTCTTTGCTACAGCGTCTTCCAGTGCCTTACGCAGCACTTTTGAACCGTTGTCTCTGGCTAATATCGTTAGTGCAAGTTGCAAACTGCGGGCCATTGCTTACGTTCTCCGTTTCTTTATCGGGCGCTTTTGGCGTAGTGATTTTACTTTGCGGGAGGTTTTGGCATCCCCGGCTGACGGCGCTTTTCTGCCGTTCAACCGGGCCATTGCATTGATGTAGCCGTCAAGTTCGGCACGGCTCATCGCTTCTATTTGCTGCTTTGTTATGCCGTAGCGGCCGAGGGCGAGGATAACGGTGCGGTATCCTCCGAGTGCGGTCTCGACTGCATCAGCTTTTTTTTAACCGCTGACACCTGCGCATCGATGAGATCAAAGTCCTCATCTGAAAGCTGATCTAACAGCAATTCCGTGGTGACTTTGTCACGTTCGACACCATCAAGCGTAAGCACACGTGCAAGGATACCGACACGATAGTGCATACCCGCAGCGGCTCCGTCCGTCGTGCCTTTCTCTTCCTGTGTTTCTTCCAGTGCCGCGATGGTGTCGCCAACAACAGGAAGACGGACAGAGAAAGTAAAGTGGCGCTTGCCGTCCAGCTCAACGCCGTGGATCAACATACCTTTTTCCATTCTTATCACTCCTCGACTCGCCTCAAGGCAGCAAACGTGATATCGCGCTTCGCCTCGTTATCAACCGTATATTGCGCACCTACCTGAGTACTGAAACAGTCCAGGAACGACACGCGCTTACCGCCGCTGCCGCTAACCGGATACTGCGTAATTTTGACGCCTTCCATGCCTTCCCAGTCCAAATCGCCATTGAGTGGGATAACGACAGATACCGTTACCTGATACTCGGCGATACCACGCGAAAACCCCTTGGCGCGACCGGTGCGGTTCATGGTCTTGACCAGCTTGCGCCCGGTTTGCACGTCTTCTTTCAGGTCAGTACACTCCAGCTCGACGCCGTTCACTTCCAGGACGATTGCGCCCACATATTCTTCTAATGCCATGATTCAGCTCCTTACAGCAGCAAGTCGATGCGACCAGCAAAAATATGCAGACCGTTTACGATATCGGACGGGATGCGGCCATTCAGTCGGTTAACATCCTGAGAATCACGCTCAACAATCAGCGCGGCCTTGTTGGCATCAACTTCTTCAATAATCTCCAACTCTTCCAGCTTGTAGAGCACATCCAGCAACTCGCTGCGTACCCGGTCTGGCGTGCGGGAACTCAGTTTGTCGCGCGGGAAGCGTAGCGTGATACGTTCACGACAGGCTTTTCGCACGTAATCCAGCGTGCGGATCGTTGTGATATCCAGCAGCGAGACATCGTCAACGCCATCTGCGTTTTTTGTGTACGTGCTGATAGCACGGACGATTTTCACCTTATCGCCAGGGCCAATCTCAAACGGTGTCAGCCCGTTGTACAACGCATTTTCCTGCTCATTACGACCAGGGCGGGCAGACAGCGCAGTGACGTCCAGCGTGTTCATTGCCAGGGTATTGAGCGGACGCGCAGGGTCTTCTTCGCTTGCGATAACCGCCGCATACGCCGCCGCAATCTGCGCCGGTGTCTTCACTGAGCCGTTATGCCAGCCGAGTGTGATACGACCACTATTGACGCTTGCCGCGAGTGTTGAGCCGGTTGACAGCGATTTCGGCCAGCCTGCAACACCGATTGCACCGCGCTGTTCAAGCGGGCCGCTGACACTATCAAGGTGCGTGCGCAGGGCGGTTAATGCTGTCGGCGTCGCATACGGACTAACGATAATGTCGTGATCGGCCGCGAATACAGCTGCGAGCGCAGGGGCGATATCTGGATCAACATCACCGCCCGTCATTGACGTTGCTGCCGCTGTTAGACCCGCCGCTGTTGACGCGATGCGCAGCGTAATATCATTGCCTGCACCGCCTTTGTTTTTGGCCGTCAGCGTGACGACACCAGCCGCGACAGCTGCTGTGACTGGTAGCGCGGTTTTCTGCGCGATGGCAGCACTCAATACAGCAGCGACGGTCGCAGCGGTGTCATCAGCAGACACTGCGACATCAACACGCATTGCACCGACAAACGCACTCACCGTACCGGATGCGGTCGCCGTTCCTGTTAACGTCAGCGTCCCTGTTGCGGCGGTTGCTGCTCCCGCATCGCTGACGCCGATAATCTGCAACTGCAAATAGCTGTTACAGCCAATCGCTGCCGTTGCCATCATGTGAGCCATTGAACCGCGCCCGAACAGGATTGCAGCCTCTTCATCAGAGAACACATTAACCGCATTGAGTGGGGTTGCCGTGCCGCTGCTGAGCATCTGTGCGACCAGCAAAACTTTTTGCTGATTGCTCGGCAACGTGCGCACTGCCAGGCGGGTATTAAATTCAAAATACTTACCCGGCTTGCGGATACTGCTGCCGATTTCGTAAAACTCGACGTTAGGACTCGCCACGGCTCACCTCCTCAGATTTGCCTTTCTTTGCCACTGCCGCACCGTCAGTAACGATAATCAGATCACCGGCGTTTAACTGCCGCAGATAGTACGCTGTGCGCTCTACCTCAACCGTAGTGTCGCTGGTGATGTAGCGACGGCCATTGTCTTCACGCGGCACCCGAACACCCGCAGACGCCTTAACTTTGATTTTCATAATGAATAATGTCCTCTGCATCCGGCGACGACGCCGTCTGCGGAATGTCGTAGCTCAACTGGGTGCGCAGCCAGTCCGGGTCTTCTTCACTGACTGCGCCGTGATAACCTGTAAACACACTGTCTGGATGGAATGGGGCAGCACCATCGAGCGGGTATTTGCCGTTTTCCAGTGCGGTTTCCATCCACTTGGTGTCAAACTCGCAGGCAAAAATCGACAGCGCATGACGCTCCAGACGTGTGTTAAACAGCGGGCGCACCCGGCCAGGCATCAGGAAATCAATTTTTAACCCGGACTCTGCCAAATCCTGTCCCGATAACAACCGACGAACGGCTTCAACCATTCGGTATGTACCGACCTCCCCGATATTCGGCCCGCCGTGCCTTGATGCTTCTTCACTGCGCACGCTACGCTCACCAACAATCACGACGAAACGGCCGACCACTTCATACTTACGTTTGCCGATGTTCGCGTTTTTTGTGCCTTGCACGCCGCCGAACGTCACCCACACCGCCGGCATCGCACGGGCAACTTCTTCCGGCTCACCGTCCAACTCACCACCGTATGAGCACACGTTGGGTGTCATACGGCCGAGGCCGCGTTGCAGGCGAGCAATAATGCCGCGCTCAATATCCCTGATAATCAAAATGCACCTCCCCCGGTAGAACCCCTGTCAAATGCGCGCCCCGCAGACTGAAAACGGGCGCCTGAGCTTGTCGGTTGAACGACCCGGCCGTCTGGCATTTTGCCCAACGTGATCCGGCCATCGGCGACACGCTCCAGATAGCGAATGGCATCCTCATAGCGCACGCGGATCTCTTCTGTCATCTGCGTACCCGCGCCGCACAGCAGATAGCGGGCGATATCACAGCAACGACCGACAAGAATCCGGGGAGTATCTGACCACGGAACGGGGTAGCGGCCAGCCAGATAGCTATCGATTTCAGCACTGGCGCGGTTTAACGCGCCAGACAGCACCTCATCATTAATATCCCCAGTGAAATCACGGTCGGTGAGCTTGATGCACTCCAACTCACCGAACGCCAGCACGATATCCGCGCGGGTCGCGTACATTATTTTTTCACCTTCGCTGCGTCAGCCTCAGCAAGCTGCGCCTTGAGCGCATCACGCTCGATGGTCAGCGCCGCGTTGCTTTCTTTAAGGGCATCACGTTCGGCTGACACCGTTTCAACCGCGGTATTAACAGACGCAATATCACGTTCCAGATCTGCTACGCAGGTTTTGAGCGAATCACGCTCGCCGACCAACACCACCGAGGCTTTTTCCGCTGCTTTCAGTTTTTCCAGCGCAGCCGACAGTTGTTTAGCCGTGCCATCGCTTTTTTCTGCATCACCGCTGACGCGAACGACGATCAACTGCGGCTCATTTTCCAGCACAGTTAGCTGTGCTGTAGTGAAATGGTCATCAGGGTAGGTCTTGGTTTTTGCGCTGTGCGCCATGCCACAGCGGCGGAAACCATCAACACGCGCAGTAATTTGAATCGGCATTATGCGACCTCCCCGGTTGAGCCGTAGGCCATCTGCCAGAATCCGTAACCACCATTAGCGCGAGCTTCTGCACCGAATCGATATTTTTTACGCATAAAGACGTTGTCGTTGCTGTAGTCGATCTGCTCAACGAAATCGGGTTTTTTGCGCTCCTGATAGATGATCGGCTTAACCGGCTTGCTGGTGTCGAACAAAAACCACTCGGTATCGGTTTTCAGTTCGGGAACAACCAGCACCTCCGCCGTGCCTTTGTACGGGTTCGGCGTATTGTCAGGGAAGCGGTCAGCCGTCATCAGATAGTTGGCCTCATCTTCCAGAGAAGGAGGAACAACCAATAACCCAGGCCGGATTTTGAGCGACGCACCTTCTTCATCTTTCATGTTGCGCAGGGACTTACGAGCCAAGCCGTAACTACCTTGTGCAGCCGCCAGGCTGGCCGCTGACAGCTTTTTCGTACCTTTATTTGATACAGACTGCCCCCTGACGGGGTGATCGGTATCAAAGAACGGCTGGCCGTCATAGCACAAGTTCTTAAAGCCATCACTGACCAGAGCAAACACAATATCGGCTGGAAGTTCTGCGGCAGACTGGCCCGCAGTCGTGGCCTGAATCGCGTAGCCCATCAGTTGATCGTCTTCGATATCATTACGCTCAACCTCGACCGTAGCTTCCCAGTCCTTGTTACGGATGGTGTAATTAAACGCGGCCAGCGATTTAATGACCTTGTCGCCGACCCATTCGCGCATTTTTGGGAATCGAGACAACCAGGAATAATCGTTTTCCTTGCCAGTAGATGGCACGACCATCGCAACTTTTTTCCAGTCAGATGGCGCTTGAGTAAACGCATTCTGAAACGTGGTTTTCAGGTTAACGAAAATCGCTTTAACGACTTTTGCATTCACTAACACGGTGTTTCTCCTATTAAATCAGAACCCAGACGCCGTCGCCGCCGACTGCCTGAACTTTCCCGGCCACAGGGCGGGCATTGGTATTGTTGGTTTTGGCGACGGTCTGACTGTCAACGACATAACAGTCCTTGCCAACGTCAGCTTGCGTTACCGCATCAGCAGCGTGGTTGACGAACTGCCACGCCCGGCCACGTCGAGCTAGTGCGTCAGCGCTGCCGTTCGCTCCTGCACTGTTATCGACCCAGCCGTCACTGACGCCGAGTGTGATCTGTCCAGCAGTGGCTGTTGCAGGAACAGCATAACCAGCAGCATTAGCGGCGATGATATGCCCGCCAAAAATCTCCGTTGATGCTGCAACCGGGACGGGGAACAGCAGCCCGTCCCGGTGCGGTGTATTGCGATCACTCATTGCCTTCTCCTTTTACAAACTTGGCGACTTCAGCCGGATCAACGCCCATCATGTTGCAGATAGCGACGTCTACGACATCGTCGTCATTGCCAGTTGAGGTTTCGTTTTTGGGTTTTACGCCTGCGGGTGGCTGGCCCCCGGTTTGCGTGGTGGTCAGCGCCGCGATTTTTGGCGCGTTGTCCAGGAACGTTTTCAAACTGTCCGGGGAAGATTTCGCCAGGGATTCCGCCCAGCCTTTTTGTGCCGGTAACAGGCGACCGTCTGACAGCGCGACGGTGATCAACTCCGTGCATTGCTGCTGCGCCAGTGCGGCCGTGTTGTTATTTGCGGTTGCCAATGCTTCAGTGACGGATTGCTGCATCACATCGACAGAAACCCACTTAGCCGGGTCGGGATTAGCGATCTGCGCGGTCAGCGCAACAACGCTGGCGGCATCCGCTGTGAGCTTTTCAATCAGATTGAATGGATTAGCCGACAGTGTGTTAAATGATGCTGCCGCTGTGCCTGCGGTCGCAGACGTTAGTTGATCAATCAACTTGTTCAGCTCAGCGGTGATGTCTTCTGCTGTGGCTGTAATCGGTAGATTCAGCATCCAGCGCAGACGCTCTAATAGTTCGTCCATAGTGTCCTCTTTGGTTGATGATGTGACGGCGAGAAGTGAGGCCGCAGCGAGCATGACCTCGTCCATGCCGTCAACAGCGGGGGTGTTCGTGAGCGCCGCGTGCAGGAGCTGCAAGACGCGACCTGATTTATCGTAAGAAAAAACCGGGGAAATAAAGCGGTATGAGCCGTCGGCAATCATCGCGGCAGCGCTGTCTGTCCAGGTCACGTCGGTAGCAAACAAGCCGACGCCTTCGCGCCATTCCAGCGTTTTGAACCAGCCGGCAGCCGGTGCCGGCTTGCCGTTCTTGGCGGCACGCAGGGTCTGGTGTTCGTAGTCAATAACGTAAGGGGTTTGTTGCGCATTGGCGGCGGCGATCAATGTCTGCGCCACCTCAGCCGTCATAATCCATGCAGGGCATTCTGTGGGACGGCCATCACGCGCCCGGAACTCGCCAGCAGGGAACAACTGGATGACACCGAGGGAGGCTTTATTGATTTCTGCTGCCAGGGCAGCGACGAGTAATTTCTTTTTCATGCCGCCAGAATGGCAGCACGCAAATCAACGAATAAGAGGAAGGGGTTCAGTGGGTAACTGTAGAGTGGGGGTAACGCTTTGTATCTTGCCACTCAAATCATGGCAACGGCAACCGATATGACCGCATTTAAACCCCGTTTAAATCGCGTTGTAAGCCCCTTAAACACATAAGGGGCGGTAATGGTATGATGAAACAACGAAAACGCGCTCAGCTGCGTTTTTATGAAGCCAGACATTAACCGTCAATCACGCGCTTTAAATATTCAGCCGCCGTGTTCTCCATTCCCTCAACATCCGATTCCGTAAGATGCAGGAACGGGCGGGCGGGGATGGTGATTTTATACTCGCCCATCGTGTTCCACTGAGAAAAATTTGATTTGGATTTTTTCACGAAACGATTACCGACGCTGCCATCTTTGTATTGTTTGTGGTACGACCGCTGACTGCGGGCGGGCATATTGATTGTCCCGCCTTCCTGGTGAATGCGTGCATAGACAACGTTAGTCCCGACCGTGGCGCTGTCATTATCGCTGTACTCGCTGATACTCGCCGCCAGTCGCCCGGACTTTTGCAGTATTTTCCCACCCTGGCGTTTTTGGGCATAGCGTGGACTCCAGCCCGCCCATGCTGGACGACCCTGCTGTGCGAAATTTTCTTCAACAGCATCATGCATCGCTGCGGCCATTTCACGCATAAGAGGTTGACGGTGTTCTATACGACTAATTAGCTCACCGAGGCCTCGCTCAAAATCGGTAATGTCATATTTTATTTCGTACATAAATTACCCTATACTTAAGGTGCGGTGGATGAGAGTTGTTTCCGATGGGTAACGGTTGCTACTACGCCACGAGTGTTTGAGCATGATCCGGTTCGAGTCCGGCGCTTTCATCGCCGCTTAATCAAGACTCCCCCACAATACTTCGTTAATTCCTTTGTTTCTCAGCGACTCATCATTCGCCAAGATTTTCCCCGTTCTTATCAGGTTGGTTTTTATTTTCTCTTTCTTTCCGCCCTCTGGCGGCCGGGCTTTTAGCTCTCGATCGATAAACACGACCAGCTTGCCTGAAGCGTCTGGCAAATCTAAAACGTAGGTCAGTGCCGCGTCGGCTTTCTGCGTGTTATAGAGAATGGCTTTAGGGTTGAGGATAAACTCAGGCAGGCGCTGCCACAGCGCTTCTGGAAGCTGTGCGTCCTTGCTGTCCCGAATTGCGTGCAACAGGTTTTCATCTGTCAACGTGATAACGGATGACTCAACTGCAACGCCTTTTTCGGCCAGACGATCAACCACTTGCGGCGGTAATGCGCCAACGTGCCTGAGCTGGCCGCGTGCTTGCTTGTTCAGCAGCGTGTTATTAACGAACGCGTTAACATCCGTTGAAACGGCCGTTAACAGCGTTTCATTACCCATTGTTTGACGAACGGCCAGCGCGGCGAGCTGTGGGTCAGCGACTGCTGAACGCTCCAACAGTCGCTGACCGAGGGATGCCAGATAACCCTCACCAGGATTGTGACCGAAACCAGCGTCAGGCGTATACAGTTCGCCGTTCCAATTGATCGCCTTGACCATACGCGAATCATTCGGCCCCCATGCCTGTTCAACTTCGATAATCTCACTGTGCTGGACAGTGATTTTCAGGCGATCAATATCGGCCTGAGAACGCGCACGAACACGGCAGCGGCACCCATGACCGTCAGGTGGATACATAAATCGCCACACAGGGTCATCAATTCTTGCCGTGTAACCATTGAGCCGTGCATGGACAGGCCGCGTATGGGTATCCATGACGGCCACTCGCTCTAAATAAGGGCGAAATTCAGCGTTAGCAAGCTGCTCTTCGTAGCGACCCGCGTTATACGCCGCCTGCATATTGGTTTCAAAAATGGTTTTCAGACGGCGCGGGGTGAGCGTTTTCCCTTCGAGCACGCCGTCCTCGTCGGCTTTCAGCCCTTTACCCAACCAGCCTTTTTGCTCAAGAACGGGAGTCAATCGACGCCGGAACTGTTCCAGGGTTTCGCCGTTTTTTAGCGCCGCATTCAACCCGCCCCGGATATCCTCCAATACATCTTGCTTGAGAATGCCGGCGACGGTGAACGCGGTAGAATGTGCGCGGGCTTCAACGTCATGCCAATTAAAGCCAATCGCATAGCCTTTTGACTCAAAATAGCGGATAGCTTCTTCCGGTTTAAGACCAATGGCATACCCCAGATTGACATCGTTAGGTGTCGGCATTCAGTCGCCCCCACACATCCGCGACGAATAGCGCCTGGCTTAATAGCTGTTGGAGCTGTGAATCATCCAGCGCCGGATAACTAGCGGCGATAATGTCCAGCGCATCGTCCGGCGTCTGGCCTTGCTGCAAGGCCGTCACTAACGGTGCAATCAGCGCCTGCATCGCGTCGTTGATTGCTTCTGGTGTTGAGCGTGCGCTATCAAGTGCCGATTGTGCTGGGTCGCTGATTTCGCCAGGCACGGTACTGAGCGCTGCAAAAGATCGATACGGGGAGACTGATAATCCAGTCATCGGTGCCGGTGTCGGCGCACCTTCGAGCACCGGCTCATTATTCTGCGGAACGGGAATACCAACTTTCTTGTGTATCCACGAAACCGGGATAGTTTTCATCCCCGCCTGAACCAGCGTAGACACGCCGGTAGAAAACGTGCCGATGTCCTCTAGTTCGCTGGTATCAAAAACGAGCTTAGGCAATCGACGGCGGCTCACTTGATAGCCATTAATCGACAGCAGCATCTGGATCATGTGCGAGAAAAAGCCGTGTAGCTGCTTCGCATCAGCGACCAGGATATCGTTACGCACGTCGTTATGAACGTTACCGAGGGCGTTCGTTGACGTTTTGCCATCCGCTTGACTCGTCAGCGTTCCGCCGAGGACAGCTTTCGATACCGTCCTTTCGCACCAATCTATCATCGCAATAAACGGATCGGATTGACCTTCAGCGGCGGCTTCAAATTTGATTTCACTACCCATAGGAATGATACCTGCGGCGTTATGGCCGAGCGTCACGAGGGCGTGCAACAACGCGTCTTTCTGCTCATCGGAAGACCCTTCCATATATGTCCCAACGCGAGCAGGTAAACCGTAAATCTCCAGAAATTCAGCAAAATCACGCACCGAGTAGTTTTTAAACAAATACGGCCAGACCAGCACACGGTATAACCCGGACTGCGCAACATAGCCCGATTTAGCGTTATGAGTGTGAACCAGCCAGCCGAACGGCCATAGCTCCGAGCCATTCATGCTGCCGTCAGACAGACGCACTGCGTCGTCAATCTCCGGGTTCGTGCAGAACCAGCGATGCGGGCGCAGCTTGATTTGTGCAGGGAGCCAGATATTTTCCTCAAACTCCCACTTTTCAATTTCCTGCGCTGAAAATCCGTGTCCGATGGCCTCCGCAGCATTGAGAATAATGTCCTCAAAATCGGGAATATCATCCATCCATTCAGCTACCATCGCCGCTAAACTCTTCTCTTCTTCTGTTGCGTTCCGTGGAGGCTCGATACTCCAGTCCAGCCCCAGCAGCGCGTTTTTACGCTTCGCCATCTCAGAGAAAATATGCCCATCTTTCTCGACCATGTCTTCGAACAAGTCGGCTTGCGCGGCCAGATCGCCACGCTCGGCGGCTTCGAGGATACGCGGCAGGCGGCGAATGGTCAGACCGCGTGACGGATGTTCTGGAAAATGCCGCGTTATCTGCGCAACCCGCGCAGTCTGCGGGGATTTCAGTACATCGCGGTTCAACGGGCGACCGTGTTGATCAACAATCTGAGCCATAAACTACCAGCCTCCTGGAGAGCCAAATCTACTGCCCCGGTCATCAGAATTACGGCGGGGTACAGAGGTAAATGAAAATGCGCCGACCCCAGATACGGCCAGCGCCCACAGCATGTGTAAGGTATCCGGGCCGTCGTCATGGTCGGCCATCGGGAAGTGTCGCAACTGGTCAATAAGCGTTGTCTGGCTGGGATGCAACCGTATCAGGCCGTTTGCCATATGTGGCTGCAAGGACTCAATGCGCAACAACTTGTCACTGTGCGGAGTGACCGCGCGTGCAGGCACAGGGATACCCGCTGCCGCACTGCGTTTTACAAGTTCAGTGCGCAGGAATTCCTGGAACTGGACGGACTCAATCGCCCAGACCAAGCAGCCATAAATGCGTTGTAACTCAATCACATCAGAAATGATTTTATCGGGCAGGCGCTTACGGATAGCCGCCTCGACCACATCAAGAATTCCGGTATGACGGTTAAACCCACCAACAAGCAATGCGGAGGGGTCACGACTGGCACCGGCTTTACCGAGGGAGGGGTCGCAGGCACCGAAGAAGATCCACTCATTCAGACGGTTTACCCAGAACATGATGCAGTGAGCGAATGGCGCATCTTCACCGCTCACAGGGTCATTCTGGTACTCAGAATCAAAGGTACTGTGACCGTCACGGACGCGGATCAACATCAGTGTCAGAATCGGACGAGCTGACCAGGACACGACTGCATCCTCGTCCATTTCGAGCTTATGGTTCTGGTAGAACGCGTTCGCCATCCATTCGCCGTTGTTGTCGTTGTTGCGGAGGATTTCCTCCCACTCCTCCCACAGGGCCATGTTCACCGGCCATTGGATAATCGCCTTAAAGCGCGCTGCTCTCCACAGCGGGTTTTTCAGGGTGCGGGACAGGACGGAATCGTAATGCAGGATGGTGCCGATATAGATAACGTCGAACTTCGCGCCAGCGCCACCGAGGGGCAGGATGGTCTTTTTCAGCCAGTTATCCAGCTTGTCGCGCTGCTCTGGGCTGCGCACCTGCTCGTCGTTCTCGATATCGTCCAGCACAACTAGGTCAGGGCGGTACGGGCCATGACGTAGACCACGTAATTTTTTACCGCTGCCCGCGACCTGCACTTTGATATCGTTGCGCGTGACAATGGTTCCAGCCTGCCAGACACGGCCACCGCCTGCGACTTCGGGAAAATCCATCTCAAGCCGGGGATTAAAAGCCAGTTCGGCTTTTATTGCCTCAAGCATAGGATATGCCTGGTCGATGGAGTCCATCACGATAACCAGGTAATGTTTGAAGCCGCACACAATGTTCCACAGCGAAAACAACTGGGTAACGAGCGTGGATTTAGCTTCGCCGCGTGGCGCGGCTATCGCGTCATTCTCGCTTTTTGGGCTGGCGACAATCTCAGGCAGGCGCGTAAACAGGTATTTATGCAGCTCACTTTTGTCAGCGTGACGGACATAGTGCGGGAAATAATGCTCGACAAAATAGTCGTAGCCGGTCACAGGGTCGAATACGCGAGCACGACGCTCGGCGATGGCTGCGGCAGACGGATCAAAGCCAACGCACTCAGCTTCAATCGTCCGTCGCAGCGTAGCCGCCAGTTCTTCCAGCTCTTTGGCAAAGTCTTTGGCTGTGAGCTTGTTGGATTTACGCGCCATTTAATCCCCGCTTAATGCCGCGTTAATCTCGTCGGTAATGCGCTGTTTCGCAGCATAGGGCCGCTCGTTTAGGCCACGATCTAAAACAAGTTTCTCGCCGTCAGCCCAAACGAATACATCATCGTAACTACCCACTTCGATGCGGGTGATGCTGCTGGCCATAACGGCATTTTTCTGGTTAATGCTAATGATTTTGTCAGCCATAACGTTTCCCTATTTCTTCGCCAAAGCCATCTAGGATGCTGACGAACGCGTCCAGGTGTTTTGAGTGCCGCTCCCGGATAAACGTCGAAAGCAATTGGATCACTTCAAGCGCGACAGATAGCTCGCTAGTCTCTGGAAGGATTTTCTTGCTGGCCGACGTGGCCTTGTTAAAAGCATCAGCCAGGCTCGCAAGCAGTTCGACGCGTTCACGCGGTGGAATTTCCGCAGTGCCGTTTAGCGACTCAAGCGCGGTTTGATACTGAGTAACCAAGCCTGTGAGCACGGCGCGGCCGATATCTTCCAGACCTCCACCCGCAATCACATGCGCGGCGCGTAGCTTGTCCCAATCGTCGCCCGCGTCCTGGCCGTCTTTCTTCCATCGCCGTGCGGTTGCAAAGGCGACACCAGACTGTGCCGATGCAATCTCAAGCGACATCTGCCCGAAAATGTAGGCGCGTCGCAACTTGTCGCGTACCTCCTGCGGATGCGCCATTAGTAACCCAACCGCGCTTTGATGAGCATAATTGCCGTGGTGACCAGACCACCCGTGACCGCCCCGGCGACACCGCCCGCGATTGCGCCTTGTCGAACGGCAGCGGCCTCGATGCTGTCCATACGTCGCTCAATACGGTTTAATTGCCCTGAAATCTCATCCAGACCACCCAATTGCACGGTCGGAACCTGCAACGCATCCAGGCGTTTTTTAATACCTGCCAGCGCTACCGAGTCCGCACTGGATACTGCTGCCACGCGACGAACGCGCCGTTTTTGCCTTGCCTTCATTTATCTGCCTTCCGGTCGAGTTTGTTATCGATACGTTCAATCGTTTTTTTCAAGTCGCGCAGGGCATCCATGACGGAATCCTGATCGCGTCGTGCGTCTTCACGGCGCTGGTAATCGTTTTTGATGCGCTCCACTGCGGTTTCTAAATCCGATATGTCCTTTTGCAGCGAACGAATAAACAGACCGCCCAGCGCTGAAACTAACGTCATCGCCGCACCCAGCACCCACTCCATACTCATTAGTTACGCTCCATGTAAAACTGATTCAGCTTCGTCATGTTCTCGCGCAAAATCAGGCACCACTCGCCGTAATCGGCGGCGTGGTCAAGGAGTCCGACTGGTGAAAGTCCGCCACGGGCGCGGGCGGCATCGGCGGGATATACAGCAGCTCCGCCGGAGGTTTGGGGCAAATCATCAGCGGGGTAGCCAAGACTGGCGCGGTAGAGCCGCAGGCTGTCAGGGCCAATGCCAGTAAAGGCAACGCCATCTTTTTTAACCACATCGTGAATTTTCCTTTTTAGCTGGGTTTTAGCCTGGTTAAGCTCGGCTTTGGTTTTCAATAGATCGGCTGCGAGTTGGTCAGCCCGTTTGCGCTGCGCATCGGCATCGGCTATCGCTTTTTTCAAAGCAGCGACATACTGTTCGGCAGCGATGCGCTTATCATTTTCGTAAACCGTGATTTGCCCGGTTTTCAGCTTGTTCTCTGCTGATAAGTACGTGATGGTTTCTTGTAATTCGGTTTGCTGGACGTTCTTGCCTGCGATGTGGCCGATGTTGTAACCGTATGCCGCAACCGCGACGAGAATCAGAATATGCGGCCAATAAGCTCTAAATAGTTTCAGCACAGCTACGGCTTCCCCATGTCAAATAGCGTGGAGCCAGTTGATGCAAAATACGGTCGGGATAGTGTCGGTTCTCGCGCCAGTTGGCGGTGCTGCGACCCGCATTGACGGTTTCGACGTGATCGAACCAGCGCAGGCGATCTAACCCGCGCTGAGTTGCAAGACGCTGATCGCGTTGCACCCAGCCCAATCCGCCGTTGTAGGACGATAATGTCATCGCCATGCGTTCGCAGTCGTTACGGGCGCTAACGCGCTCCCACAGCCAACGGTCATAGCCTGTCAACGCACGAATAGCCCAGGCCGGATTAAACGGTTGGTTTGCCTTTAATTCAGGCATGATGCGGCTAAACCAGTCAGCGGTGGCTGGCATAAACTGCGCCAGACCTTGTGCGCCGACGGGCGAGACAGCCCGTGGATTCCAGCCGCTTTCCTGGTGCAACTGCGCGGCAAAGTCTGCAATGGGGGCATTGATACCCCAATCTAGCCTGGCGTTGCGGATCACATCACTACGGTACTGTTGAGCGGCAGCGGGAGGCTGTGCGGCGTGAGCGTGGCCGAAAATCAGCGACACGACTATCCCGATAATTTGCGGCCAGTTCATAATTACAGCCCCATCGCAACAGCGAGGCAGACGGCGGCAACGATGATTGCGCGGCGTATCAGTGCGGCTGCAAAGACCCACTCACAACCCGATTTAACCGGATAGATGCCTGTTTTCATCATGTCGGGTTTATGCTCTAGGTATTGCGCCAATCCGGCTTTCGGGAACAGAGAGCGATCAAGCCAATATCCAAGCACGGCCGCTAACGTGATGAGTGAGATTTTGTAGATAACGACGGGAAGCTGCTGCGGTGATACAAGACCGATAAGTACCAGTAACAGAACGGCGGTCAACTGCCAGCCCAGCAAGCGCTTAACGCGTGCGATACGAAAGATTTTGTTGTTGAAAATGTTCATGAACCACCTCGTTTGAAAGAGGTGGTCAGTATTCAATTATGCGGGGATGTGGATAAGAGGAAGGGGTTCAGTGGGTTACAAATCATTACCTAGAGATTTTGCCTGTAATGCCAGTAACTCTTTGTCATATTGGGGAGTAGTGTAAACAAGTATCCCTTCATCTTTGCCTGTTGATAAGTTTTTGTTTCCTTGAACAAAAACAGTATCGTTATCAAATCTAACAAAAATTGAATCCCCCGTGACTGCGGCGCGATCCATTTCTTCCGCTGTAGAGGACGATGATGCTGGGCCATACTTCTTGGTTAACCCTTCGAGAACGGGGGTAGCGGAGGTATTTAAAGAAATGGCAAATCGTTGAAACTTCCCATTCAAAAAAATAGCCATAGCTAGTGTCGGTTGCCCTGAAAAAATAAAGTCTTGGCATGCATAAGAATCCATCCCAGGCGTATCACTTTTATATTTTTGAAGAGAGCATAATTTAGACGCTAAAACCGTTTCTACACTTGAGCCAAACTTCACATTTTTATAGCCATCCGCTGCGAACGCTGTAGATGACATTACAGTTAGGATAATACCCAGAGTTATGGTCTTTAATTTCATATTTTTTTCATTCCTTAGAAAACTAAAAAAGACTTTGCTGTGAATGTGTTACTGCGTTTTTGCTCTCGCGAACCAGCTCCCACGCGAACCGGTCAGAGAATCCATAAACGGGGCACAGTTGCATCATTGTCATGTTACCCGATGTGCCGCTCTCGCGCAGCGCAGCGAATTCAGAGAGAAAGCGCTGATTGCGTAATTCACGTAAGGCGCGGTCACAGCGCGGTAAATACAGCGTACTACCCCCAAAAACTTTAACCAACTGCGCAGCATTATCAGGGCCAATTGTTTCACGCAGCAGCTCTGCGCGACGTGCTCCCAGTGCGCGTAGCCCTTTACCGATTGGGAACGTTGTGCCGCCGAATTTATCCAATAACCGAGCGGTCGCAGGAAAACCGATCAAATCAGCGATTTGCAAAACGACTTCGGGCAGCAGCCCTGCGACACGCTCCAGTTCCATATTATTCCTCGGCTTTTTTGCGACGTTTAGCGTCGATGATCAACGCCTGCATGAGTTTTGTTAATTGCTGTATATTCAGCCAGTCAATATATCGTACACCAAACATGTTCTGCGCCATAGTCTCCGCATACTGCCACGGGCGCGAGGCATCGGCTAACAGCGCTTCAATCTTGCCGAGTACAGTTTTCTTGCTGGCAGGAACGCTGGGTTTACGACCGTGCTTTTTCGCTTTGCGCGGCCAGCCCTGCTGGTGCATATACTCCTTCACTTTCTCAAGTTCTGTGATGGAGCAAAGGGTCGATGAGGACTTGCCCGTTAGCCGAGCTAGTACACTGCGATAAGTCTCATCGTCCCAGCCCAGCGCGGATTGACCAGCTTTTATCGCGCCAATCATGCGGCGCTGCTGAATGTTCATTGCTTTTGCTCCCCATGCTCATCGCTCAATTGAGCGTGACCGGTCACATCAGTTAAATTCAACTGACGGGAATCTCGCATAAACCAACACGCAGACTCACCGCGAAACAAACCGCCGCAGCCCGCTGGCAGTGTTTCATTGCAACGCTCGCAAGTTCCCAGTGCGACCTCCTGTCGCGCCAGACGTTCGTTATCGCACAGTATCAGCAGAGAAACATAATCAGCCTTGCTGTACGGTTCCCGCCCCGGATTGCGGCGCTGGCAGTTCTCTTCCAGCATCTGCAATTCGCTATCGGATAACACCAGTTCAAGCCGATTTTGCCCGAATTCGTTAGCCTGCCTTGCTCGCTGGCGACGCTTACGCGCCGCTGCCTGCTGTTTCTGGTTAAGGTTGGTCACTGTCTGCCTCCGGTTTACGCAGCCAGACAAGCCCCTCGGCTTTTTTGAACTGGCGGATCAAACTGGTGGAGGTAGCAAAGTACGGTAGCCAAAAGCTAATTGAATCATATAGCTTAGGGAAAAACTCTTTAGCTCTGCGCTTTCCGAATTCCTTTTCGATTTTCGCTGCTCGCTGCGCTGAGTAAAGGCGCTTTTTCTTCTCGCACCAGAACAGCTCGGTGATAGGATTGTAAAATTCACTTTCTTTACGCCCCCATACCCAACTCATTTTTCCATCAAAATAAACAGAGAGAACCGTCTTACTCTCGCCGTCTCGCTCACGCGTGACAGTAATCACTGTTTCCTGATACTGGAACTCAACATGACAGAAGTAGCTTTTAAGCTCTTCAGCTATCTGCGCCCATTGTTCTTTAGTGATGATATTGCCGCTGTTGTTAGGGGTTGGTTGGCGGCGCTTACGCGCCGCTGTTTGCTGTTGGGGCATGCTCATACCGCATCCCCCTTACTGCCATAATGCTCTGCCCTCATGCGAAGAAAGGCCTGTCTACTTTCTTTCAACAGCTCAGGGTCATAACTCACGTTTGCCGATGCTTCAACAGAGGCGAAATTGCCTGTAAGCATCATATCTTTAGCATTGGTATAAAGACCGCTCCGGTCTACTGCATCACGCCATGCGCTGCACGCATCGTTACCGATGCCGTAAATATGCCCCAGTGATGTCACGATGATATACAGACTTTCGACTTTTACGCGTTTCATTCTGTCAGCGCCTCCAGTCGTTGTTCTGTAACAGCATCAACCCGCGCAGCCAGACCTACGCGCAGAAGATATTCAGAGAGTTTAAACAGTGCGCCTGCGGCGGTTTCTGTATCTGGGAACTCATCAAGGGTGATTGCGGCTTGCCAGCGGCCGCAATGTGAAGTCAACGTGACATCCTGCTCAAGAGCTTGATCATCTAAAGAGTGGTGCAGGGTTAACGCGAGGGTTTCGGTATCACCGTCAAGCTCATATCGATTGATGAAGCAGCCTACAGACTGATTGCCAACATGACCGAGCACCTGCTGGTCAGGGTTAGGGCTTTGCTGGCGTAGCTCAAGCAGCTCATCACGGCAATTAGCCAGCATATCGAGCCACCGATCACCCAAATCAGGGTTATGAGCAATAAAGCTATCCAACAGATGTAAATTAGCGCGAACATTACTCATGACACTCTCCAAATTTTTTTATGACGTTCAATGGCCTGTTTCATTTCCCGCAACACAGCAGGCTTGTAAATACGATTGCCGCGTGCGTCGTAAAACTCAAAACGGGACTTTCCAGGTAGCGCCGGACGCTCTTTTACCAGCGTGCCATCGTTCAGGTGGTAAAGGCGCTTTGCGCCGTTATCCAGGTACTCACAACTGTTAACGGTCGCCATATCACGCCCCACTGACAGCGCAACGGCTGCACAAATCACCCTCAACCCAATAACACCCGGATTCACACCCGCGCTCGAACGTGCAGCCACACACGCGGCAGGACTGGGCGGGATCAGGGGAAATAATGAAATGGCCTTTTTCATTAAAAGAAGCTGGCTTTACTTGCGTAACAACCAGCTTTTGCAGATTGCCGAATAGCTTTTTACCAACGCCATTTGCAGCAACCTCGGCGCTGTATGTACATGATGCAGTTTTGCCGTTTGCTCTGGCGAAATACGCGCCGCTGGTATATCTAACGGAAACATCAATTGAGACGGACATAATTCATTTCTCCTGATTTTGGCGTAAGCCAGCCCTGGCGGGTTTACGCCATTTTTAAAGATGTTTTAATTTCTGTTTAAATCAGCTTGCGGGTTTTAACGTATTAATCTTGACGAAATAAGGCTCCAGATTAATTTCAACAATAGCACCGCAATTAAAGTCACGGGCGATATCGACCGTTTTAACCATGCGGCCTGCGCGTAGAGGGGGAGCGCGATGAAAAAACGCCGTCCCGACTTTATGCTTTTTATTAAACTCGCCCGCGTTCACGTCACACCCCCGCAATATCGAGCGAAATAGGTTGGTACTGGTCAGAGTCGCCGATCCGCTCATAGACGCGAATATAAGAACGGCTACCAACAACCTGCACCGCCTCGCCGATTGCATCCATCGCCCGTTTCCAGCGCTCGTCCGCAATCTCAAGGCGACGCAAGGCAAGCACAGCGCCAGTGTTTACTTCACCAGATTTCTCAGACTGAAACGCACGATTGATAATGGCATGAACCTCCGGCCGCGCACCTTCAACCCAATCCGCCAGGCATTCATCAATCAGTGCTTTAGCAGCTTGCAGTCGCTCATCAAAATCAATGCGGTCTTGCATCGCACGCTGAATCTTGTAACGGCCATCGTAGCTATACAGAGTGACATTGCCTTTTTTTCCGCCTAGGTTAACGCCGTACTCATCGCCAGAAAGCGCAACGAACGCAGCGATATCAGCAAAACCAGACAGCTTAAACTCAGCCAGCGCTGTATTGACGGCCAACGCACGGCCAATCAGTTCCTCAACCAGCGCATCACGCGCAGTATCAATCGGCTTAATCAGATGCTCCGGCGTTAATACGCCTTTCGCGTCAACCCAGTAACCTTCTGGGGCTTTTTCTTCAGTAAACTGTTTGTTTTTAATGGACATTGACTTTCCCCTTACGTGATTTTGATTTTTTTACTACGTCATTAACCTTTGCTAATACATGCCCAGCCAGACCCGCCCCAACTTTTTCAGCAGCACGCTGTGCCAGTTCGCTATCGCCAGGCTCAGGCACCACTTTGCAATCAACCGCCAGTCCGTGCGGACGGTCATGAAAATACACAATGACTTTCGCCATCAACTATCTCCTATCTCCAAATGATGTGAGCGCCACGCCAGCGCGTCATTTTTACAATTTGCTGCACGCCGTTACGGGTTTCGGTAATATCCACCGCTCCGGCTTCCCATGCTTTAAACGGGCGGTCAACTTCAATGACAGGACGTTTAAAATTTAAATTCACATTGACGACGTTAATACCGGAACGAATTAGGCGATTAATTGGTTTCATTAACTCGGGATTATTAATTGGCAGTTTGCACACCATAAATACCTCACTAATTAACTAATCAGTATTTCAGCAAATTTGCGTACTGCGCCCGCGCTAATAGCATTACCGCTAATGTTACTGTGGCGACTGACGCCTCTTGCTAGCTTGAACAGCCGCCGAGCATTGCCACGGCACGCTTTGAAAAGCGCATCGGCAATGTCAGCATCCTGCGCGGCTGGAAGCATGTTGATAGCGATAATGTTGATATCGTCCTCGGGCAGTACATCACCGATGAACAGGGCAAACCCTACGCGGCTGTATAACTGCCGGTATTCGCCGCGCTTTCCTTTCAGGTTGATAATCAGGCGTGGCATTCCAGCCAGCACCAGCCCGATCCCCGCCTTGTCGTGAATACGGCGCAGCGTTTCAAGAGCGCGGTAAGGCAAGTTTTCCGCTTCGTCGATCATCACGATACGACCAGACTCACGCAGTGCAGCAATACAAGCCTCGCTCAGTTCGTGCATATTGCCGCGCTTGCTAAGGCCGAGGCGGCTGCAAAGCTCTTCAAGCACCACGCGGGCGGTATAGCCAGGGTCGGCTTCAATCAGGATCGCATCACGATGACGTGCCGCGTATTCCCGTAACATCATGGTTTTACCCAGCCCAGCCTCGCCGTAAATCACATTGATATCACCGTCCAGATGCGCCATGCGAATCACTTCGATACCGCGTGCGGATGTCATCGTTTTGACGTACTCAGCAGTAATGCGCTGGCCTTTGTCCTTTTCACGCTCACGCGCAATGAATCCCTCGATCAGTTCATTAATGCCGTCTACATCACCAGCATATTTGCCCTGCAAATACTGGTTAATGACCGCTGGACTTTTACCAATCGCACGCGCCGCCTGCGCTTGCGACCAGCCCTTACTGGCAATCAGTTCATTTAATTCAGCCTGTAAACTCATATCAGCCTCTCTGTATTTACCGCTGTGCGGCTTTCTTTCTTAAATATTCGTCACGGTCGGTTTGCAAGAAGAAATACGGCTCGTCTTCCAGCTCCGGTCGCTCGGCGGGGATGAAACTACCAAAATCAAATGTCTCGCCAGGCAACGCCGGATTAAGCTCAGCATTGATTTCCTCGGCTTTCCGGTTATTCAGCGCCATGCGGCGAGAGTGTCTGTCTTTGCGAACCTTCTCGATGTAATCAACTGGGAATGCGGCGCGGGTATTGCCATTGACGATGGCTGTGCAGACCAGTGAACCATCTAGACGCCGTACCGTTACGCTCGTCGCATCATGAATATCGAACGCGACCAGCACTTCCTCACCATCAACCTGGATCAACTCTTCGGCAAAATACTGATTGTTGAAAATGGACAGCCAGCCACGTTGCGCTACACGTTTAACCTGCGGCCGGAACATTTCGCGCAGCTCTGCCTCAGACAGGCGATCAATCTCAGCGTCGGCCAGCAGCGCGGCGCGGTACTCCGCGGGGGTGTAATGCCCGCCCGCAGCACGCAGCGGTAACTCGCTATGCCGGTGTTGCGTGTTGTAGGCCGTGATTTCGTCTTCAATGGCATCAATCAACTGGTTCCAACTGGGCAATTTGGCAATCGCAGACTGTTGTACGGGATTAAGCGCCTTATTCTGATTCAGAGCATTCACGGCAGAGTCAATCGCACGACTGGTGATACGCGCGGTTTCTTTGTCCGCCGATTTACCGTTATAAGTAGCGAATTTTCGAGCGATGCGTGCTGGTATTTCTTTGTTAAGACGTTCGATGATGCCGCGTGCCTGCGGGTTACCCGGAATACCTGTGGGGTGTTCAATGCCGAGTCGCGGCAGGATACCGGTGATATCCGCATCCAGCATTTTCCCGGTTTCACCTGCACCGTTATCGGAGTAGTACAGCAGCGGAACACCGTGGCGCTCGATGCCATGCCGCAGCGCATCCGCAACGGCAAGCGTATTTTCTGACAGCGCCAGGCTCCAGCCGACGACGTAGCGGGTACGACCATCGATAACCAGTGTTAACTCCGGCGTGAACGGGCGCCCGTGGTCAGGGTGAGCCACTTTCATCTTCATGCTGTGGCCGTCACCAATCCAGACGCCGTTAACAGGCATTACAGACCAGTCACGTCTAACGTAAGTCTGCAAAGCGGTCATCGCAGAACCGGTGACACGGCCGCGCTGACGCACGATGCGAGGCATTTTGTCTAAAGCGCGATAAACAGCATGGACAGAAGGAACCGCATCAAGCATCGCAGGCTGATCTGCATAGCGTTGATGCCACTCGGCACAGAATCCCTGATAAGCCTCGGCAACTGACGGCCCGTTAGGGCTGCGGTAGTGCGCCATAAACATGGGCACCCACGCTAATTGTTCCGGCCGCTTCGCTTTTTTATGACCGGGCGCTAAAAGCGCCAGACGTTCCGCGCTGTTTTTCGCTTTCAGATAGTCAACAACCCACTGATTCAACGCCCGCACACTGACACCGACACGCTGGCCTTTTCTGGCATTAGCGAGGTCAACATACCGTTGCAGATGCGCAGGCAGATCGCCGGAGCGTGACCGGTCACAGATAAAGTTAATAGCCTTGATACGTGATAAGCCGGTATCTTCCAGGCGCAGCACTTCGACAACAAGCACCATGCGGGCATCTGCGATGTCACGCTGCTTTTGCGTCAGCTCTGCTGTTTTCTGGTCGAGCACAGCAGGGCATTGACGCACGATTTCGAGCAGTTGACTTGATGACGCCGTGGTTTTTGCAACAGGCGGGGCTTTAACTGGCTGCTGTTGCAGTAGAGTGTTGTAGTAACGCTCACGTAAAGCGTTCTGAATATCAGCAGGTAGAAAATCAATGTGATATTCAAAAGCCTTTGAGCCAGTTTTCTTTCTCCGGATCGAAGGGTTTTTGGCTGCTAAGTTATCAAGCAGCTTTCTGCAACCGCGATCTGTTGTTGGCGCACCGGGTAATCCCGCGATATCTAATACAGTCAACCACAT